TTATTACACATTATACTTATATAAGGCTATCCCTTTGGATAGTCTAACCTATCCGTTTTTTATCTTGTGTTTCTGTTTTGATGCTGTCATAACTTAATCATCGGAACACAAACAAGAAAGTTTACAATATGACATACGATATTTTTGATCAAGGTTACTCTATCATTATTGTAAGACAAGATGGAAAAAGTGCTATTCTTATGGGTGACGACGCTACCTATTTCCGTGATGACTTTCAGGCAAGTCCCTCAGATTGGGATGTGTCTAGGTTTATCAAAGAATTTGAATATGATTTATTATTCTAAGGGGGTTGACATTCTCGGTTAGGTGCCGCCACAATGGCACCATTCCAAGACGGTCAATCGCAGACGGGTAGCCTAACGGCCTTGATCCAGAGCATTACCAATCGAACCTTGCAGGGTGGAATCTAGTCCCTGTACACAAAAGACAAGGCACAAATACTTTGCCACGCACAGAGTCCACATGGGGGCTGTAGAACGGTGACTTGAATCAGTCCGTCAAAGTTGGGGTGAAGTGTGTCTTGTTGATTGTTATAGGCATCTGGATTCCTCCCTGTCTGGGTGTCTCTATCAATCAACAAAGGAAAGATAATAATGAAAGCACTAAAACCAGAACACTTTACAATGAACCTACACCTTGACGCAGGTGCCTACATTCTAGACGTGAACGTAGACCCGAAAGAAAACCTTGACGATACATTCAAGGCATGGTGTAATGATGAACAAGAGATGCTAGAGATTGACGGTTGGACCGTCGCAATATTAGAGGAATAAAGAAAATGACAGCAAAAGTACACATTTCAAAGATGACTGGCAAGCTTGACGGTTTCCTAGCCATATCGACCAACACATCAACGAATGAATATTGCATTAAGCAACACGAGAAAGGTAAACAAACAGGCGAAAACATTTGCGGTGATTGTTACAGTCACACAATGCTAAGAACCTATCGCAAGAACATGCAACCTGCATTGCAAAGAAACAGTGATCTTTTGTCTAGTAGACCACTGGAACCGCAAGAGGTACCACGGATCAATGCAGCAATGTTTCGGTTCAATGCACATGGTGAACTGATTAACATGCAGCACCTTGAAAACCTTATCAAGATTGTGTCAGATAATCCGTGGTGCGTCTTTACCCTCTGGACTAAACGTGTTGACATTGTCAATCGTTGGCTACGAGATAACGACAAACCAGACAACATGATCTTGATATATTCAAACCCTAAGAAAGGACACATCATGTCCAAACCGCCAAGGGGTTTTGATAAGACATTCAACAATGTTCAAGAGGATGAATTTACAGATCGTCAAAACTGTACAGGTCAACAATGCAAAGATTGTCGTCTATGTTACACCATCGGAAACATGGTTGACACAATCGTAGAGAAAGTTAAGAAGTACTAAGGAAAGAAACAATGGAAAATATCAAAAGATACATGACTTATGAAAGCAAAGATAGACAATGGTTTGCACTAAGTAGTAGCGGTTTCCTATGGCCTTTAGGTGACTGTGGTGACTTTGATGCAGCAATAGAAACAGCAAACGATCTAGAACTTGATGTTATTTGGATCGTTGATGCGGATGAAGCAAGACAATGGATGAACACTTTAAGTGTAGCAATGGATAATGTAGCATAAAGGGGTTGACATCTTGGACAGATTGTTTCAGTCTGTCTATACATGCTAACCTGCATGACAACAAAACCTTAAACATACAGGAGGCTATCATGCCAACATACGACAAAAACACAAAACACTTCGACAAAGCAGAAATCGGATCATACAACTACAAGTTCATTGATGATGCTATCATGGAAGCATACAACAAAGGCTATACACAGAAACAGATTGCCGTTGCCTTGCGTGAACCTAAGAATCGTATTGCATACCGTGTTAAAATCTTACTTGAAGAAAACCTGATCGAACCTAAACGCAATACACGAAAAATGCGTATCAATCGTCGGATCAAGATGCTAGAACGTCAACTAGCTACACTACAAGATGCATTGGCTGATGCCTAAGTATCTCTACAACATCGGGATAGGGTTGTCAGTCACCTTGAACGCAATACTTGGCGGTCAACCCTTCCAGACATTCAGTGCAAGAAACTACGTCTGGTACCTGAATGACAAGAGAAACCTTGTCTGGTTGATAGACACAATGCTAGGCAAGGATCACTGTTGGGAATGTTTCAAGAACTGGAAATATGGATATGACTAATTACAATCTAAGAATGACAACACAACTAAACACGATAACAAAACGTGATGAGTATCTTTTATGGAATGACGTAACAAGTAATGAGTTCTGGATTACGTTTGAAAGTAAGAAAGACTGTTTAGAGACAATAGAAAGACTGTTGACTATGCAGGGTATCCTGTTAAGAACTGGTGGTTATTATGATGACGATGATGAATAATGAACTATGGGGTAGAACCTTGAAAGACTTCTTGCTTGCCATGTTCAACTATGATATGGTCTGGAAACCAACTAAAGAAAATGAAGAGGTACCATTCTAATGCAAACACCATATAGAAACCACTGGTTCCAGATGCACTATGATGAAACAATAGAGTTGATGGAAAACCCTGATGATCTGTACACGGATAATATTAATAGTTATATTGACCCTGCGCAGAGCACAGCCCTATTATACGAAGAAAATCAGGATTGTCAAGATGGAAAATGAACAAGCTGAAAAAAGATGGGATGATGCAATGAATAAAATAAACTGGTATGAGAGAGGGGCTACTGACGTATATTATAATAACACATCTATGTATCCCTCGACCTTGACAAAGGAACAGAAAGCTGCATACTGGAACGGATACAATGATGAACCGTATGGAAGGAAAGACTATGGATACGATGAAGAGTGACAGTGTCTTTGTCAAACATGAACCCTGCCCTGAGTGCGGATCGAAGAACAATCTAGCACGGTATTCAGATGGTCATGGGTACTGTTTCGGCTGTGAATACTGGGAATCAGGAGAAGACGAAGTGGAACGTACATACAACAAGGCCGAAGTGGTCACACTAGAAAAGATGACAGCTATCTACCGTGGTATGCGTGGCATCACAGCAGATACAATGAAGTTCTTCGGATGCTACACCTACCTGAACAGCAAGGGCGAGGAACAGTATCAGGACTATGTCTATCCATCAGGCGGTGTGAAGTCCCGACTATTCCCGAAGGACTTCCGTGCCAAGGATGGCTTCAAGTCAGACGAACTATTCGGTATGAACCTATGGAACGCAGGGACATCCAAGACTGTGACCATCACAGAGGGTGAGTTGGATGCAATGTCTGTCTATCAGATGATGCACAACCCCAAGTACCCGAACCCTGTAGTGTCTCTACCCTCAGCTAAACCATCACGCAAGCTGTGGGAAAACGTTCACGACTGGTTGTCATCCTTCGACAAGATCGTATTGTCAATCGACAACGACGAGGCAGGGAACGCAGTTGCCCACAAGATTGCCAAGATGTACCCGAACAAAGTCTATCGTGTACCACACGACAAGTACAAGGATGCTAACGAGTTCCTACAGGCGGGTGCTACCCAAGAGTTCAGGGCTGCTTGGTTCAACGCCAAGAAATACACACCAGAGAATGTGATCAACACAACTGAACAGTTCCTTAGCCTATACAACAAGGCAGATGATCATGTCTATGTTGAGACAGGGTTGGTTGAGTTTGACGAGATGTGTCTTGGTCTGATGCAGGGGCACTTCACCCTGTTCAAGGCACAGACAGGTATCGGTAAGACAGAGTTCATGCGGTACCTAGAGTACCGTATCCTTAGTCATTACCCTGATATCAAGATAGCCATATGGCACATGGAAGAAACTAAACTACGGTCACTGCTAGGGTTGGTGTCATACCGCCTGAACGATAACCTGACACGCAAGGACTTGATCGAAGACAAACGTGCAGACGTTTTTGTACAGGCTGCTATCGAAGAGTTGACTAAAGACGAGAGACTATACCAATTTTATTTGAATGATGAGGATGATCCTCTTGACTTATTGTCTCAGATAAGGTATCTATCTCAAGCCTGTGGTGTACAGTATGTGTTCTTCGAACCGATACAGGACATCAGTGCAGGTGTAGCGGCAGAAGAAAGCAAGGAACAGTTCCTAGCTGATCTGTCAGTAAGGCTGTCCAAGTTGGCAGCAGAACTAGGGGTTGGTATCGTGACCATTGGACACACAAACGATGATGGTGCTGTCAAGTACTGTCGCATGATCGAACAACGTGCGTCTGTTGTCGTTGACCTGAAGCGTGACAAGTTATCTGAGGATGCTGATGAACGTAACACAACCAAGCTCTTGGTCACAAAGAACCGTCCAGTAGGGCCGACAGGTTATGCAGGACAGTTACGGTTCAACCCATCAACCTTTACACTAAGTGAGAAACCAGATGACTTTTGATTACATGGCAACCACGGCAGGTGTGTTGTATTGTCTAGGTATTTACCTGCACTACATACACGTGACGACGATCTTTCACCTGTTAGATCGAAAAGAAGACTTGAATACCACACGTGCGATAGCACATAGTACACTCTGGCCTTGGACTGTAATCCAGTTTATCTGGCATGACATATTCGGGACGGATGATGAAGAGGTGTAGTAAGTGTGGTGAGGTTAAACCTTATGAGATGTTTTATAGACAGAGAGCTAGAAAGGATGGTCATAGACCCGATTGTAAGGCTTGTAGACAGGTACTGGAAAAAGCTTA